TGACCGGCGCCCCTGGTGCAAGCCCCGACCCGACCCGACAAACAATCCGCTTGTGCCCAACTTGTGGGGTGTGCTATCGTGCAAGCGGGCAATCCTGCCCGATCCATTAGAAAAGGATAGACCATGCGTGGCATCATCTATCAGGGTCCAAGCCTATATGACGGCGCCCCTATCGTCGTCGTCGCGACATACTCGGACCGGAACACTAAAACCGGCGGCGTCGTTCAAACCTATATCCTGCGGGCCGATATGAACCCGCTTGAAGCAAGCAAGACGGGCGAAGACGTGTCCATATGCGGCACCTGCCCGCATCGCGGCACACCAACATCGGATCCGGCGCGCAAACAGGCGAAGGGTCGGAAATGCTATGTGAATCTAGGGCAGGGCGTGCTGATCACATGGCGCTCGTTTCAGCGCGGCGTTTACCCTGACGCGCAGACGCCAGAAGCGCGGCGCGCCATCGGGCGCGGCAATGTCGTTCGCATCGGGACCTATGGCGACCCTGCGGCCGTCCCCGCGCACGTTTGGGAAGAACTGCTAGCAGACTCGGCCGCGCATACGGCATACACACACGCGTCAGGATGGCGCCCGGATTTGGCCATGCAATCGGCCGACACTCTCGAGCAAGCGCAAGCGCACTGGCAAGCCGGGCGCCGCACGTTCCGCGTGCTAGTCGATCTCGGGGACATCCAGCAAGGGCAAGAAATACTATGCCCTGCCAGCAAGGAAGCCGGGCGCCGCACAACCTGCGCCGCGTGCAAGCTTTGCGCGGGCACCGCGACCCGCTCTCCCAAATCCGTCGCAATCGTCATGCACTAGCGCGACAGGGGCGCCCGATCAGGGCGCCCCACCGCCCGCGACCGGCGCGCCCATGTCGTTCGCAACCTCGGGCCCAGGTCCACGATCCTCGGACCGAGATCCTCGGTCCCGACCCGACCCCGACCCGACAGCCCCGACCCGACCAACGTAGTGCCCGACAACCTCGGTCCGCAGCGCATCCCACGCAGCCCGACAGTTCCCGACTACCGCCAAGGCCCGACAGCCAAGGCCCGACTGCGCCAACTCAAGCGCCAAGGACCCGGGGTATAAATGAATGTTATTGGTACGGGGGTCTTTTACCAAGAAAAATGATAGCCCTCCTCGGGCATAATGGAGCGTATGCCACGCGACTTGGTACTTTGACACTCTGGCCTGATTACGGTCGGTTACCTTGAGCTCGAGCCAGAAGGGCAGGCCACCGAGCATGCTATAAACGTCAGGAGTGCCGAGTCCGACCTTGTTTTCAAGGCGCATCACGAACCCATCCTTGGGAACGTTAGTCCTCAGAGTGTTCCAGAAGTTGGCCTCTGGGCCTTTTGCCATTGGTCACATCCTTGGCGGTGCCCTCGATGGTGAAGGCGGTGGGGAATTTGCGCTGCAGGTCCATGAGACGCGCGGTAATCTCTTCGCGCGAGAGTTGATCCAGCGTGTTGATTGTCTCGCGACGGTCGATGGTCAAGCCGCCGAGTGCTGACCGGAGCTTCTCAGCGTTGATCGCAGCGGAGTACTGGTTCGCCTCTTCCGCGCCGCGGGACAGTTGATGCAGTCGCTCGAGTTGCCCCATGAGGGTGACGCCGAACCGGCGCTCTCGCTCTTCGCGAAGTTCGTTGACGTACTCAACCACATGGGGAAAGGTCCTGCCATCCAGAAGTTTGGACGCGTAGACCACAGCGGTGTCCGGGGAGTATCCCGCGCGACGGGCGCACTCGCCGTTGGTCATCGTCCCCTGAATGTAGAGTTCAGCAAAGGTCTTTTGTCTTGGGGTCAGTACGCGCCCGCTCTCCTCTTCGATCCGCTCCTCGATGCGGCGCAGTGCAGACGTCTTCTTGCGAGGGGTTTCAGATGCCACAGCGACCTCCTTTCGCGGCGTTCCACAAGCACCATACAACAGCCTGAGGCGGCAGTCGAGTTCCCCTATAAAGGGTGTTCCAGCCAGATTTCAGGTTTCCAAAAAGTGAAAAATGCGGCGCTGGCTGGACTAGCAACTCGCTGTCTTACGCTTCTGGCGTAAGAGAAAAACACCCATGTAAGAGCGTTTGTAAGAAAAATGTCTTTGTTTTCCATACACTTACAGCGAAAAACAGCCATTTTTACCGTATTTACCGCAAATCCGCGTGCGTTCACGCGCGAACACCGAATCTCTGGCAAAACTGCTTATATAGGCAACTCGCCGAGGTCCAAGTTCCGAGGTCCAAGGTCCAAGTTCCGAGGTCCAAGCCTCTTGACATACATATCGATACACCTTACTACGTTACACACGGACAACACCACGAAAGGGCTTACGATGTACGACGTGAAGATCGAGAAGGATGTTCCTTGTCCCTTTGTCGGCAAGGGCACCAGGAACGGGGTCAAGTACCCTGAGGCTCGCATCATGGAGGTTGGTGACAGCGTGTATTATCCGGGTTCTCTGTTTGACTCGAAGGATGATCTGAAGCGCCTCGTTACCGCTTTTGCGCGCTATGCCAACTACGCGAAGAAGCATTTCCGCCAGCAGTACGACGAGGATGGCGGCGTCCGCATTTGGCGCGTTCGGTGACCTCTCGGCTGGGGAGGGTCTTGACGCCCTCCCCGCCCCTTGCTACAAGTTCTCCACAACATCTACACAAGACCAGAGGAGACCAGACATGACTGATATCGACAGCCTGACCTTCCCCTGCTTCTACACCGAGTGCGCGTATCGCGACGGGGTTCGTGACCAGCGCGAGGGCAATTGCAGGAGCGTGCCCAGCTACATGCGGCATGGCGAGTTTGAGCCGCTGGGCTACGGCTGGTACCTGCGCGGCCGCAAGGCTGCTGAGCTGGGGCTGGTGGCATGACAGCCTATTACAACGAGATCGACCCGAAGGCGGCCGCGTGGCTGCGTGAACTGATCAAGGGCGGCCATATCGCCGCAGGGGACGTAGATGAAACGGACATCCGAGACGTGGACCCAGATCGACTGGGTCGATACACTCAATGCCACTTCTTCGCAGGGATCGGAGGATGGAGCCACGCGCTGCGGCTTGCAGGTTGGCCCGACGACCGCCCCGTCTGGACCGGATCCTGTCCGTGCCAGCCTTTCAGCGCGGCAGGCAGAAGAGCGGGGGCTGCTGATGAGCGGCACCTCTGGCCGCATTGGCACCACCTCATCAGCCAGTGCCAGCCTGCAATCGTCTTTGGAGAGCAAGTTGCGAGCAAGGACGGCCTCGGCTGGCTCGACCTTGTACACGCTGACATGGAAGCCACGGGCTACGCCGTCGGGGCTGCGGATCTGTGCGCTGCGGGCATCGGCGCGCCGCATATCAGACAGCGGCTCTGGTTCGTCGGAGAGCGGCTGGCCGACGCCGCAGATGCGGGACTTCAGATCGGGCGGCGAGGATCGGGTCGAGAACCCGGATCGGTCGAACAATCTGAACGACTTCGTGCTGATGGCGGGATGGCCGACGCCGACAGCGCAGGATGGGTCGCGCGGCAACGGGACGATCAGGCCGCAGGACACGGGCATCCCTCTGCCGCAGCGGGCGGCGATGGCGGGCTGGCCGACGCCAGAAGCAGAGGAAGCCAGGAGAGGCTATCAGAACCGCAGCAACGGCAAGAAGGGATCGCAGGAGAGCATGACGACGGTGGCGGTCAATCAGCTTGGGGACAAGCCGCATTTGCCGCCGCACGGCCCCGCCCGACTAACGGCCAATGGCGAGATGCTGACTGGCTCTTCTGCCGCGATGGAAAGTGGCGGCCAGTTGAATCCAACACATTCCCGTTGGCTCATGGGGTATCCGCCCGCGTGGGACGACTGCGGGGTTACGGCAATGCCATCGTCCCGCAAGTCGCGGCGACCTTCATCAGGAGCGTGATGTGATGCTGACCAAGTGGATCCAATGTCCGAGTTGCGAGGGCCGAGGTGAGGTTGAGTATGAGGTTGCGGTCCCGATGGGGTTCTCGAACCCGTACGGTTACCTGACTTCGGAGTGGGATGTGTGCGACCACTGCCGTGGGCGTGGTGAGATTGAGGTGGATGATGACGCAGACGACGAGTGAGCTTTCGTGGTTGCGGACGAAGGTTACCAAGCAGCGCAGTGAGATTGCGCGATTGGAGCAGGTGGTGGCTCGGCTGTCGGTGGAGAAGGCGGAGTTGCTGCTGGACCTGAAGATGTACAAGGCGGAGTTGGAGAGGAGGGACTGATGAAAGAGACGTTTGAGGTGTTCTACGAGATCGTCGGGGTCAACTCTGACACGGGCCAGTCTACGACGCGTCTGGTGTGGGGGATTGGTTCGACGAAGCGCGCGGCGGGCGTTGTTCGTCGGCTGCGTCGGTCGAAGTACGACCAGATCGAGGCAAATCTGGTTCATGTTCGCCGCGACAAGATGCCGTGGCTGTTGGTTGAAGAGTATGAGGGACCGTGATGGCGAAGTGGGCTGAACCGAGGACCGGGGACCTGTTGGCTGCGCTGCATAGGATCGAGCGCGTGGCTGAGATCATTCGGAACGACAGGACGGGTGGGCACCAGTGGAACGCTGCCCGTGCGAACGAGATCAAGGAACTGGCGCAGATGGCTGCGCGCATGGTGCAGGGGCCGTTGGACAATGGCGACGCATGAAGAACCGCTGCCCAAGTGGCTGGAAGAAGAACTGAAGCAGCAAGGTGTTAGGACACCGCCGCCGCAGCCTAAGCCTCCGAA